CACCATATGCTTTACCATATGCTGCTCTACCTGCTGCAGTACTTAAATCTGCGTTACCATAGCCTGTTGCCATTTCTATCTCCTATTGTCCTGAGTATGTTACTTTAAATTGATGTCCGTTATTTCCAGAACCAGCTATACTAAGTGAGCCTCCTCCTGAAATTCTGCTTAAACCCGATACTGTACCGCCAATATATCCTTCATAAACGCCACCTGTATTACTTGCTCCTACACCATCTGAATCTGTTCCACCTTCATCTTGATTGTAATATGAAACATAAAACCCATCTGCTAAAGTAAATCTCATTCTTTTGTCTAATGAACTACTATTTCCAGAAGTATAGGCTGGTTGTGAAGCAAAAGCTAATGGATATGTAGAATAAGTAGAGTTTATAAAACTATCAAAATTACCACCTGCACTAAAACCTACACTAAATATTTCTGTACCTATAGGATAAGGATGTCTAGTCCATATCTTAGTACCATTAAGATATACATTATCCATATTAGTACCATTTAACTTGACTTCGTGTTGTCCAGTTAAAGCACTACCATTAAAGTAAATATCTCCTGCCATATTCTTATGATGTAGCTATGTACAAATCTCCTCCAGATGTCCAAATCTTAGCCATTCCAAATACTGTTTGAGAAGCATTAGGTGTAGCTGCTTCAACAAATGCTGTTGTAGCTATCTGTGTAGTGTTAGTACCTGCCGAAGCAGTAGGTGCAGCAGGAATACCAGTAAATGTTGGACTTGCTTTCTCACCTTGTACAAAAGCTGTACTTGCTGCTTGAGTAGTATTTGTTCCTGCTGAAGCAGTAGGTATAGTAGGCACTCCAGTAACAGTTAAAGTACCTGCTACTGTTCCATTATTCATAGCAAAATCTTCACTAGAATCACCATTAATGTCTTGTTTTGAATTAATAGCTGTTCTAACTGCTGTAAATTCTGTATTAAAATCTGAACCAGATATTACTTTATTTGCATCTGAGTCTGATAAAGCGTCTTTTCCAGACCAAGATACTGCTATAGTATAATCACTCATCTTATTTTTCCTTGTTTTGAAATAATTGCTAAATTTTGAATAGATGTATCATAACCATTACTAACAATACTTAAATTCAATTTTAAATGTTTTGCACTTCCTGCAAGTGCGGCTCTATATTCTTGTAATCCATACACAGGTGTAAACTTTGAAGCACCGTATAAAGAAGTTGAAGCACCCCATAAAGCAATAGTGCCTGTTGTAACAGGATTTAAATTAATTTGTGTTGTAGCTGATGGATTAATACTATAATCTTTATACCATTGTAATCCAAGTGTTGCTCCACTACCACCTTCTAAAACTAAAATCATTTTTTTTAAAATAGCTGCTGAAACACTTTGTGCCATTTGAATCCATATACTAGATATATCAGCAGTAATAGGAGCATTAGTATAACTAGCTGCCGAATTAACCCAAGCCAAATCCGTATCAAAATATCCTTCATAACCTGCTATACCACCATCTTTTTGACCTGCTATTAAACCCGAGTACAATACTGACTGTATCATACAAGAAGGCTCTCTATCGTTACCGAATGTCCAAGTTGTTACACGAGGTGTGGCTGCAGGTGTAGCATGTTTAAAATCAAATACATATGTAATATTTTTATCAGTAAAAGTCATAATATATATGCCTTCGTTTTCTAAATAAATTGATTTTACATTTGTACTATTACTAATATTTCTAATTAAAGTGTCTTTAATAGCTAAAGATAAATCTTGTAAAGGTAATTTATCTTTTTCTGTTGTACGGGCTAGTGACCTTAATCCTGTTTCTGACAAAAAAACTAAATCATCAGCAATAGCTTGTACACTATCTCTTGCTACACAACCTACTCCTTGTATAACTTCATTAAGTGCTAATGTTCCATCTGACTCTGGGCCATCATATAACACAATATTATTTTTACCAAATATAACTAATTGTCCATAAAAAGGTGCAATCGCTACAATTTCGTCATTTCCCCATACTGTTTTTAAATCAATAAATCCTGCGCTTCCACTATGCCAATCATCACCATCTAATAAATTAGAATAATAAACTACATCTGGGGCTTCTGAAACTCCTCCTACCCACACTCTTCCATATGCACCCATACCACAGCTAGGGTCAAAAAGTGTACTTATAGACGCAGGAGCAGTTGCATGTGCTGCCCACCTTGAACCAGAACTTTGTGCACCATCATATCTTTGTGGTACTACTCCTGTGTGTAAACAATGTAATCTTTTATTAAAATTAATAAATTGCCAATTGCCTGTACTATTAGCAACAGTATGTTTAACATCAGCACCACTACTAGGAAAAGCAGCATTTGGACTTGTAAAATCTACTGTGTAAATAGAAGTGCCATGACTAGCAAATATTTTATTAGTACCAGAATCATTATGTTCTACCATAGAACCTATTGCTGTACCAGAAGGAACTACTTTTTGTTTTAAACCTTTTCTAAAAGATATTCTACCCGACTCTCTCATTACTATATTGTCAGCAGATGTAAGATATGATGGGTCTAATGTTGATGGATTACTTTGTGTATTTAATCCATTTACACCAAAATTATCTAAAGGTAAATATTCTAAATTTTTAGCCATTATCTAAAATTAACTGTTCCGTGAGAATAATTTTCGTTTACATACCAATCTGATTCATATTGTGTATTTCCACTATCTAACATAATTGCTTGTTTAATAGCATCATTAGCTTCTTGTGCCATAAGACTAGATTGTGTGCCACCATCTTCACCACGCTCAGATATTGCTCTAGCCCATGCACCCAGTATTACAGGTTTACTTGGTATTTTTAATACTGTAGCTGCTAAAGTTAAATCATCTTGTGGCTTAACAATATCAAAAGACAATGTGTGTGCTTCTGTAGGTACTGGTGATAAATCTACTTTAAGGTTATTAGAACTATCACTACCATTAAAAGCGTAATACAATGGCTCACCTGTTTCATCTGTAGGATATTTAACTGTGTTAATATAATTTCTACTAGCTTGATTCAAGTGTATTCCAGTATCATTATTAACCACATCAATAATTTTTATTTCTTGACCAGAATTTAAATTGTAATTTTTTGTACCTGCTACTGTAGTAATATCTACTGTTTCTCTTAGATTTAACCAATCGTGATAACCTTCAATACTTTTTTTACTATCGTTAATTAACGCACCTACAGTTTTTTGATATGCTGATACTGTAGTAGAATCATTTATTGCACCAGACCAATCACTAGATATAGTATCTTCTCTAAGTCTAATTAGTACTTGATTTATTAATTCTCTATATGTCATATACTATCCTTTAATTATTTTTCCCCAAACTGAACATCTACCATCTACTATATCTACAACTTCAACTTGAAAATTTCCATTGTCAAAAAAAGTTACAATACCAAAAGCGTGATTCCAGTTATGTAGTCTGCCTTTTAACCATGTGTTGTTTTCTGCTGACATGTTTTTTAAACAACCCATTGACCAAGCACTTATATTTCCATCTAGTAATCGTGTTGATGAAAACCGTGAAACATCATGTGTGTGTCCGTACATAATGTTTGTACCATATCTTTCTAAATGTGTCTTAGCATGAGTAGTTGTTGTATACGCACCATGTACAAAAGACAATTTACCAATAGTTAAAACTTCATTGTACTTACGATACTCATAGCCTCTGTCATCCCATTTACAAGCATTTCTAAATAAATACTGTTCAAGGTAAGGATTTTCTTCAACAAACGCATCAAGCCATTCGTCATGATTTCCTGCAAGAATATGTCTAGTATTGCATTTAACCTTGTCTAATACCTTGTCAAACCTGTCTATTTGTTTATTAACAGCTTTAATTTCTTTATCTATTTCTGGTAACTGGTACTCTAGTGGTGGTCTTTTCTGTCGTTTATACCTATGCCCCGATACAGAATTCCATTCTCCAACATCACCCAGATTAATAAATATGTCTGGTTTAATTTCTTCTATTGCCTTTAGTACAACTTTGACCGCTTTC